GTTAGAGAAGCCACGGGGTAAGCGGACGACAAAGTATAAGGGCGCACCAGAGGAGGCTACCGCAAGGACAGCTTCGCTTGTGCCTCTTAACGACAATCAGAAGCTCTACATTGATGCCCTTAAGACGAACCGACAGGTAATCGTTCTTGGCCCTAGCGGTACGGGTAAGACCTACATCGCAGCCACCTACGCAGCGAACCTCTACGTGATGCGTAAGATCGACAAGATCATTATCACTAGACCTGCGGTATCTGTCGGTAAGTCCTTGGGTGCCCTTCCGGGTGACATTGGGGAGAAGTTTGGTCCGTGGCTCTCACCTGTTCTGTCGGTCCTAGAGGAACAGTTGGGTAAGGGTGTCGTTGAAACTGGGGTGAAGAACGGTAACATCCAGATGGCTCCTTTGGAGTACATGCGAGGATCATCCTTCAAGGATGCGTTTGTCCTAGCCGATGAATGTCAGAACCTAGATGTCTCTCAGTTCAAGATGTTGGTGACCCGCATAGGGGATAATTGCACCTTGGTTATGAACGGAGATATCCGACAGAGTGACATCAAGGAACAGTCAGGGTTGTCTAAGGCGATACACTTGGCTAAGAAGTACCACATTGAAGCCTGTGTCGTTGAATTTGGTATTGACGACGTGGTGCGTTCTGACCTATGTAGGCAGTGGTTGGAAGCTTTCTATAAGGAGAATCTCTAATGGCTAAATGGGAGGTAGACTATACGATGAACGACAAAGGGATCGTTATCAACGATATGGTAGAGAAGCCTGCTCACTATAACGTAGGCAACATCGAATGTATCGTATACCTCAAAGACAATCTCCCATGGGAAGCCTTCACGGGATATCTTGAGGGAAATGCTAAGAAATACATGCACCGTTGGCGTCACAAGGGTAAGCCAGTGGAAGACCTCAAGAAGGCCGTGTGGTACCTAGAGCGTCTGATCCAAGAGCTTGATGGTAAGTAAAACAAAAGGGGAGCCAAAAGCTCCCCTTAAGTCATTCTATAGTATGGCGTAGATCACTTGCCGTAGGTCTTAGCCTTCTTAGCAGGTTTAGCTGCCATCTTGTTCATAGGAGCCTTAGCCGAAGCCTTAGCACCAGCACCAGCTTTACCAGTGGCTTTAGCTTTAATCTTCATCATCATGGTAGTCTTAACCTTTCTTCTTTGGTTTACGAGCAGAGCTAAGAGCAATCGCTACGGCCTGCTTCTGGGGTTTACCTGCCTTCATCTCAGTCTTGATGTTAGCAGAGATAGTCTTTGGGCTAGAACCCTTCTTAAGGGGCACGTTACTTAGCCTTCTTCATGCACGAACCCATGGCTTTGCACTTAGCAGGCGTAGGGCAACCCTTGCAGGGGGTGAACTTGGGGGCAGCTTTCATTGGTTTCTTAGCCATTACTTTCTTCCTTGTGAGTTGATTAGTGTTTTGTGTCGTTAGAGCCATTACGTCTTCCTACCCGCACTAGTGTTACGCTTAAAGGATCGGTTCTTAGAGGGTGACTGAGCTTTAAGGTTCGACATCTTGTTGTCGCTTGTTCTGTCGTTAGAGTGCGCTACGTCTTTACCGTCACCCTTGGACACCTTACCAGCCTTCTCCATCTTCCTACGTGCAGCGTTATTCTGCGCTCGTTTCTTCTTAGCCTCAGGAGAGGAGTGGCTCACCTCGTACTCACGCTTATAATCTCTGTCGTAATTCTTGGAGCTAGGCATATTACCACTTCACCTTGTCTGCCCAGTAAGCTGCACTCATCTTACCTTTGGCGATGTTCTTTGCGTGACGAGCCTTAAAGGATTTCTGTCGAGCAGTAGGCTCTTTGTCCCCTGATACGCCCTGTTGACCAAAGCGGATAGTCTTAACGGTGTCACCTTCTTTGGCAACGACAACATGAGACTTAGTAGGGTGCGTAGGTGTACGCTTGGGCTTATTGTAGCCTGAAACACCTACTCTGTCAAGGCGAGGGTCTTTAGCCATAGTGATTACTTCTTCCTTGCAGTCTTAGCGGATTCTTTGAACGCCTTAGCCGTAGGGGCACCTTTAGTACCCGGCTTACGCATCTTCTCACCAGAACCCTCAGCGATACGCTTACGCTTAGCGTTAATGTTAGCGTAGAGACCCTTAGCCATGATTACCTCCCACAGGCTGATCTGAACTTAGCAGAAAAGTTGTCTACTTGAATGATGGTGATATCTGTGTCGTCCAAAGATACCGTAGGCAAAGGAATAGAGCAGACTGCCTCAGCGGAGTTGGTTGTTTTTACGCAGCCGAGCAATGGCATCATCACGAGTGGTATTAACAGGAGTCTCATCTATCTTTTCCTTAGTCTCTTTGTATTCCTTGAGGTCTTCTACTTCTTGATCCTTCTTGGCATCACGCCTACCAGCCATAAAGACAGCCGCTACTGTGCTAACGACAAAAAGAATAGAGGACAGAATCTTACCCAATCTCGTCGTTAAAAAGGACCAGAAGATCATTTTGGCAGAACCTTGACGGGTGTGCTCGTAATGGTACGGAGCAGAATGTTCACGAAGGGAAGGATCACAATCACTACAGGTTCGATCAGCATAGGGTCGATAACCTTACCCTTACGGTTTGCAATGATGACACCAATAGTCAGGAGGTTGACCCAAAAGGTCTTCGACGTAAGGATGTTCTTGGTTTCATTGTCCATTTGGATTAGCCCTTCTTGAGGAATAGTTGTCGTTCTTCTTGCCTACGTTTAGTAAGGCCATTGAGAACCCTACCCTTCTGCTTGTTCCAACGTGGGAACTGGTTAGCTGCACCCTCATAGTCCTTAGAGTTAAGGAGACGTAGGAGAGTGCTGGACCCAAACGCCTTTTCCCCAATGTTAAACACAAGGGACGACAGAGCATCAAACTGGTTCTGCGTGAGGGGAACGACAACAAGCTTATTAACAGCCTTCTCGACCCAGAGGATATCCTTACGCAGAAGAGACTCAGCCTGCCCCTCAGTGATCTTCATACCTTGCTTTGTCGTATGGGTGTGACCGTAGCCAATGGTCCATATATCATTAGGTGTGGGCAAGTAGGCTTCCAGACGGAGGCCCTCATGCTTCTTAATGATGTCGATGTTATGAACCTTCATCCATACAACTTTCTTACGGAAGATATTAAGAACCCAATCCACCACGTACCACCCACGCTACGATTGACGCGATGAAGCCACCACCAACAATCCAAAGAATCTTCGACAGGCTAGTGTTGATACTAGATACGTTCCTGTCGATCTGATCCACTTTCTGCTCAAGGAGAGCCAAACGTTTATCCATCTCAGCGATTTCCTTTTGAATGGCTTCTGCGTCCATTTCATTCCCCTATGAGCTTATTGGTTGACGTTGCCAATACGTTTGGCTGTACCATCTTTACGAATGATGTAGAGACTTCCGTCAACGACAACAGAGTCACCGGGTTCAAGTTCTCCGGCTTCCTGAGCCGCAAGGAACTCTGCGTCAGATGCGTAGGTTTTATCTGGAGTAGACGACAACTCTTGGATAGCAGCCTGAACCTCAGGGTCCACAGTAGTAGTTTGTTGTGTCGTTCCACCTTCATTGGCAGGGAGCGTAGGCATAGCCTCTGGGAGAGCCGCTACAGCCTCCATAGCAGCAGCTTCCGTAGGGGCAGCAGGGGTAGTAGCCGCCATGGTAGAAGGTGCTCCAGCAGCCGCTACGGCTCTCTGAACGGCAGGTCCAGCCTGTGCAGCCACAGTGTTAGCATCGGATGGACGACCAGCACGGAAGGAACCACCAGCAGACCCAGAGATATTGAACGTAGCGGTGCCACCTTCGATCTCTGCAATCATCTGGTTCAATTCTGCATCAGTTGCTTTACGGAGACCTTCCCAAGTGCTCTTAAGTGCTGCACGTTTACCAGCCTCAGACTTACCAGCCATAACCTCCTTAGCGTGGAAGATGAACATGTCATTCTGGACTTCTGGGGTAAATACTGTGTCGTCAGGAAGACCCATACGCTCCGCTACGGATGCAAGCGTAGAGCCTACGAATTGGAAACGACCCATTGGGGTAGCCTTATACCCCAGTTGTTTACGTGAATAGTCTGCGTAGTCACTGTCTGCAAAGTCCTTAAGTTGACCAATAGTCATCTCAGAGACATTGGTACCAGCAAACGGACCACCTGCACGGTTAGAGAATCCTAGCAAAGCGTTATAGTCACCGCCACCTTCAAACTTGTCGAGCAACTGAGAGGTAGTAGAACCGACAACAGTCCCCGAGGAACCACCCCCTGCTCCACCTTCAACAGGAGCCTCAAGAGCCGTAAGAGCAGAGCCGATGGTCTGGATAGATGCGCGACGGTCCATGGCTTGACGGATAGTCTCTGCGTTCTCCTGCATTACCGACATGGTAACACCACCGAAGCCACCCATACCGGGAATAACCCGACCGCCTTGAGCAGCCTCAGGGGTCATAGCGTAGGCAGAGCCATTCCAAACGATTCCTTTACCTTCAAGCAAGTTGTCGATAGAGCTAAGGTTCGTCGTCTGCTTACCCAACTCTACGTTAAGACCAGAGCGTACATAGGTCCGAGCCACAGTAGCCGACTCAGGGTCAATAGCGTCGAGAGCCTTTACATTACGGATGAAGTTAGGGTTGGCTACGAGTTTCTTGAGGAAGTCATTCGACAAGAATTGATCGCTACCAGTTTCCATCATAACGGCACCAATAATGGATGCGTTAGTCACAAACTGCTCACGGGCATCGACAGATTGAAGATTGTTCTGACCGACGACAGATGTTAGACGACCAGAAGCGTTAAGGCCATCGTAGATTTGCTGAGGGGTCTTACCAGCGACAGATTCTTTGACAGCCTGAGGAACCGTAGAGAGGAAGGCGTTAGGGTCAGTATCCCCAGCAATATTGCCAGACTCTTCGATAATGTGCCCAAACAGATTTTGTGTCGTCAGGTTAAGATTAAGACCCTTACCCGTCTCCATCATAAAGGTTTCGATATCAAGGCCACCAAGGTTAGCCAACGTCTCAGGTGACTTGATTGCAGTAAGAGCAGCGATAGCCGAAGCCGTAGAGTTACCACCTTCCTTCATCAAAGAACGTGCCAGAGCGGTAGTAATCTCTTCGACAAGAACCCCCTGAGAGCTTGCCTTCTCAAGATTAGCCAACATGGTGTCTACGTTATTCAACTTGTCTTGGATAGACTTCCACTGGTCGTCACTCACGTTAGCCGGACGAGTCAGGTTGACTTTAAGTTGGCTCCACTGTGCAGTAAGGTTAGCGATAGCCTGAGGACCAACGGTACCACCTTGCTGTCCGTTAACGACAAGAGCACCAAAATTCTGGTTCAGGAACGTATCGACAACACCAGAGTAAGCAACCTCGGATTGTGTCGTCCACTGATAGTCAGCCTTAGCCTTCGACTGGTCAATCTCATTACGGTAGAACGCAAGGTTAGCCTGTTGGCCGATGGCATACTCTACGCGCTGCTCTTGGGTCCAGTTAGGGTTTACAGCAAACGACGCAATGTAGGAATCCTGAACCTCTGGTTTAGCCAATGTTTCACGGGCAAGGTTAGCCTCGTAGTCTTCACCATAGCCAGCCCACGGACGACCAGTAGTCTTTTCGTACACTGCCTTATAGTCGTCGTCAAAGCTGATGCCTGCCAAAGCAAAGTTACCTGCCAGTTTACGTTCTTCAACCTGAGCAGCCATCTCACCTTTCTGATCTCTGACCGCTTGAATACGTTCAAGACCTTGGGTAAAAACAGCAAGGTTAGGGTCTTCTTTAGGTGCGCCAGTGGTTCTTTGACCACGGGAGACAGAGTTAAGGAAACCCTCTCCGATCTGGGCCAGAGCGCCTACCATAGACGGTTGTTCGATTGGTTGATTGAAACGAACATCGCTTGACAGTTTAGGAGCGAAAGCGTCAGCCATTATTCAGAACCTTTCAGGATATTTCGTGCGGCTTGCAGTGCGTACATTTTGTCTTGGATAATAAGGTTGTCTTGGATTTTCTGCCAGTTAGTTTCCATACGGTTTCTGGCTGAACGACGAAGAGATTGCATCTGGGACTGTGAGAAGCCAGAGAAGCTGATACGTTCCTGCAATTCGCTCATCAAGGACAATGCCTTATCAACATCGTTAGCGTCACCTTCCATGAGGGTGAAGATGTACTCAGCTTCCTTGTTGACTTCCTTACGGAAAGTAGTGAACTTCTTGTCGCTGGTAAAGACCTTATCCAGACGTGAGTAGTTCTCTACGACTTCCAAAGGTGTGAAGCCAAGGAGGGCCGTAATGCCATCACCGACAGACATCTCATAATCAAGCATAGTGCCAGTCTTACTACGGTAGATACCATTGTTGAAGATGCCCATAGCCTTGGCTACGTTGTCGATACCAGAAGGTGTACGCAGGATTTGGATAACGTCTTCTGTGAGGGTTGACGAATGGCCGTAGAACAGAGAAGAAGCAGTGTT